TCACGGGAGTGAAGTCATCCGGCAGACCTTCGATATGCCGCGCGGCACGCGAAAAGAATTTTCTTCGTCCTATCAAGTGCCCTCACCGACCTTCTGCGCCGCCAAAATTTTGTCTTTGAAGCTCAGCTCCCATGTTTCGCCGTTGTGAAAATCCGGCGCAGTGCCGATATATCCGGTGCCCGCGGGCAGAGTGACCGTTATATCGCCGCTCGCCGCGAAGTCCAAGCGCATCCAGCACTCGAAGTTGCCTGTAGGATATGTCAGTGTTAAGGTCGTGACATTGGTGAGGCGGTACTCGGTGTTGTCGGCGAGGGTTATGTTTGAGCCTGTGGTGACTTGCGTAGATACTGCTTCCGGCGTATAACCGAGTGCAGCGATAACGCCATTTTTTGTGACGGAGATGTCAGAACCGTTATATTGGAGCTTGCCGTTTGAATAGGAAAGATTGTCAAGAACGTCTTTATTAGTGTGAGTATGCCCAGACTTTTTTACAAGCTCGTCGAGTGCCTCTCCGACTGTCGACATGTTCGGTAATGCGTCATTTGAATAACTAATAAAATCCGCACCGATTTGACCAACTATGAATTGCCATCTAGCTTGGTTTTCTCCGACCTTCTGTACAAATGAAAGTATAGCTTGACCAAGCAGAAATGTGGCAAAATAATAGTTGCTACCGTTAAAGCCTTGAACAATAGGTATATCCCAAGATAGATTGTTGTCTGTATCAGTGGCTATCACAACAACTCTTTTTTCGTCGGCAACTGCCGTGTCTATCTGCTCGACTGTTGTGTCGCAAGATGTGACCGTATAGTTGCCGCCGTCATTGCTTGCAACCGTCATCTTGATGACGAAATCGGATGCGCCACCGTCTAAAGCCTCGCCGTCATAGGTCGGCTTGCCGTCTTTTGACTCGGCAAACTTATCAAGCACGGACTTGTTGTCATGGCTATGTCGCGCGGCGGTGTTAAGCGCGATTTCTGCGGCAAGGCTGTGACTCAGCCGCTCCGTGCCGTCCGGGATTGACACCTTTGCCGAGCCTGTTATCATCGGCGCATAGCCGACTATCTCGCCGTCCGCAAAGGCAACCAGCTGTGCCGCCATGTTGCCGGGTTCAGGCACGATGTCGCTTGTGATTTTGACAGTCACATAGCCGTCGACGGGCGTAAGTGTCTCCGTCTGCAAATACTCACCGACCGTGGACTCAAAATACACACGATAGCTGTCCGCGCCTTCGAGCTCTTCGGGCACCGGCAGAGCGAGCAAAGTAAAGTTATTTTCCGCGCGATAGCCGACATCATACCCGCGTGGGCGGGCATAATCAACCGTTATCGTTCTTGTCTGCATCTTTTTCGGCCTCCCCGTTCTCGCCCTCTGTGGGCGGTTTTTCGAGTTCTGAAAGCATATCGGACAACAGCTCAATTTTGCCAAGCTGTTTAATAAGCTCCGCTCGGACATATTCAAGACGGCTTGTCAGCTGTTTTGTTTCCTGCTCAAGCTGTTGTGCGGTCTCTTGAGTTGTGCCGAGTCTTTTTTCAAGTTCGGTTTTTGTCATATCGGGTTTACCTCCTTATGGTGTTCATGCCAGCTGTTTTGCTTTGTTGCCTCCAAACTGTACCCAAACGCCAGTCGAATCAACAAATATTTTCGCGCTGTATGTCATGCCTGCAATTTTCAGCGTTGCACCGTCCCAATTAGTACCGGACGGGTACACATCAAGGCGAGCAACTATTTTGTCATTGGAGTTTCTTACCTCGATTGCACCGGACGGCGTCGAGGTTGCGGGAATCCCAATTCCAAAGTCCGCACGGCATACATCCACATTGCTTCCCGTTGCTATGTTTCGATAGTGCGTAAGCCCTGCAAATACGTTATTCCTAAAATGATTCGACACAAGTGTTCCGCTTACAGATGTTTCGTCTTTTGTTGCTATCAGATACTTGTTCGATGCACCAAAACCATTTTCTTTTTCGCGGACGCGAAAGCCCTTTCCGTCTTGACAAACAACGTCCGTATAGGCATCTCCGCTATCTATGCGAACACCTTTTGTACTGTCAATACGGACATCATACGTGAGACCAGAGAATGGATAGTTAATACTATCAGAAAAGCCTATAAATCCCGCTTCCGTTTCGCCGGATAGTCTTGTCATGCCAAGCACCGACTGTCTTTGTGTTATAGCGTCAGCAAACGGTCGAGTGGTATTGATTATTTTAAGGTCATATGCCGAACCCTTAACACAAAAAACGCCTGTTAGGTCTGCGTCGGACGCTTTGATGTGACCGGTTTCGAGATTAAAAGAGAATCCGTTTGTGCCGCCTGTGATAATGCCCGTTGTTATAGCCGTTGCGTTTATACCTGACCCGGTCATAGCGTTGGTGTAGGTCTTGCCGCCGTCTGTGGTGCAGCCTATACCGCCATAGGTGCATTTAACACCTTGCAAGCCATCTGTCGCGAAACACTCCCAGCCGTCCGGGTTTCCGTCCTTGTCGAGGTCGAGAATACGATAATATCCGCCGTTTGCCCCGTTTATAGCGTTTGTAGCGGCTTTTATTGCCGCCTCCATTGAGTTTTTAACCTTGCTGAGTTCAAGCTTTACGGACGCGCTGACGGAGTCGAAAGACATCTCCGTTGTGTCGAGATTGGGAGATATAATTGTAGACTGCAAACCGCCCGAGAGGTCTAACTCTTGCTGCGCTACATAGACGGTATATGACTTGCTGTTTTTGTCTTTGACGGTGATAATATCGCCGACCTCTATACACGGGTCTCCGCGCCATGTGCAAGTTGACGGATACCAAGTCCGTCCGTTATACCGCGTATATATCGCGTCTATCTCGGCGTGGCTAATAAGCGGATTCGCAAAAGACAGCGGAACTCCTGTGCCTTTTGTGTAGACATCTTCGTCCTCGCCCGCAGAGACCGCTTCTATCTTGACCGCGCTCTCTGCGGACTTTTTAAAGCCGTTTTCCCACTGGACATCCGCCGTCACGGTATAGTCATAGGTACTGCCCGGACTAAAAAACCACGAGATATAAAGCTTTCCGACTGTGTTTATGCGCGCAGACATTCCCGCGCATCCGACGCAGTAACCGAGCACGTCTCGCTCGCTCTGCTCCGTCAGTTCTGCGGCTGTTGCAACGCCGATAACATGATTTTTCAAGGCGGTCTGTGCCGCCGTATCGACATATGCCACGCTCAAGCCGTGCATACTTGCGATATTCTCGACGACATCTTTCAGCGTCGTGGTATCGGTGACTGTAATGGACGGCGTCCACTTGCCGCCCATTTTGTCTATCTCGTCATATCCGGTGACGGTCAAGGTCTTGCCGTCGTCGTCCGTTTCCGGCTTCTCTGTCGCAAAATAGCCGCAGGGCGTGTAATAATATGTTCCGTCCGCCAGAAGCACGCCGCTCTCGACAAAAGCTATCTTGCCGCGGTAGTTAAAGGTGGACGATGGATTATTAAAAGTCGCGGAATAAGAGCTTGAGCCTACGCTTCCGACTGTTGCGTCCTCGTCTCCGTTGAGAACCTGTGTCACGCTCAAGCTCAGTAAGCCGTCCGTTACGACGACCTTATCCGAGACAAAAGAGCGAATCCCGAGAGTCGTCACATAATGTCCGAATGTTATCCGGTTGATTATGTGACGAGTCCGCTTGGCATAAGCAGTTCTTACCGCTGCGCGTTTTGTCGCGTTGATTATCTTATACACCGCCCGTGCCCCCTTACATCTCGGTCAAATTGAAGCTGACCTCTTTATAAGTCCAAAGAGTCTCGCTGTATATCCGCTCTATATCTGCTTCGAGCGTCGAGCAGTAGAATGTCTTTGTGCCGAATGTGCCCGTTTTCGGGTTCGGCAACCAACAGTCGAAACTGTCGGCAAGGATAATGTCCGCGATTTCTGCATACTGCGTGTTATTCAATCCGCTCGGCATCGTGGCGGTGTATTTGTTTTTTCCCGTCACGATATCGCGGAACATTGTTCCCGTGTTGTTGTCACGCCCGCTTTTGCTGCTGTCGATGATATTTATTCCGGGTTTCAAGCCCATCGGCGTGGGAAGTGTTTTCCATGTCGATGTACCCGTTTTTTTGATTTTCATTACGGCTATACTCATACGCTCACCCCCGCAAGCGGCGTTTTGCCAGTTCTTCTGACAACGCCGTTATGGTATTCAATTACCGATTGCCCGACGACCTTTCCGTCGAGCGTGGTATAAATTGAAATTGATATCGGGCGTGAGTTATCTCCGCCGAGTTCGTTCATGACCTCGCGAACCGCCTGTTTCATCGTCGACAAAGGCGAAACAACTTCGGGCTCGCGCTTGTTATCGCCGAGTATTGCCGTATATTCGCCGTAGTTTCTCGGGACAACTGTACCTGTTGCAAGGCGCGGTATACTGACCGTAGGAAGATTAAAGCCGAACCTCTTTCCGCCTATTCCGGGCACCCATTCGGGGATATTCCACGAGATTCTATTTGCTTTATTGACAACGGTATTTATGCAACGCTCAACGAGCGAAATTATGCCGTTGAGCCTGTCGCGCCCTGAGTTTTTGATTGAATCCCACATTCTCGACGCACCAGAGGTTATTTTATTCCAAAGGTCGGCTGCACCGTGCGCGATTTGACTGCCGAAAGATTTGATAGCATTCCAAGCCGCCGAGAACGCGCCCGAATTTATTCCGGTTGCAATACCGACGGAGAAAAGCGCCGCACCTGCCGCTATAAGCGGAATATTTGTCGTCGCAATACCCGCTATAAGGAGAGCTGTTCCCAGTGCGATTGAGCCCCATGTCACTATCTGCGCGAGCCACGGAGGCATAGCTTCAAAGGCTCCGCTCTTGTCTCCAACTGTCATTCCAGTGACAAGAAGCATAATTCCCGCAAGTGTAAGATAAATGTTCCCCATGACTATACCGACAACCAAGAGAGCTGTGCCGAGTGCCATTCCGCCCCATGTGATTATCTGCTTTAACCAGCCGGGCATAGCCTCAAAAGCCCCGCTTGCCTCGCCGTATTTGACGCCCGTCATATATAGAGCGATACCTGCGAGAATAAGCTTCGGGCTAAATTTGACAAGTCCGACTATAAGCAACGCCGCACCGAGTATCATCAGCCCCCACGTGATTATCTGATTAACCCATGTTGGCATACTCGAAAATGCACCCGTGTTCTGTCCGACTTTTATTCCCGCCGCAATGAGTGCTATACCGAGAATAATCGCGGGGATATTAACCGTCGCTATGCCTACCATAAGTAGTGCAACGCCGAGCAACATCGACCCATAAGCCGCTATTTTCGCCATGTTGCCGTCGAGGTCGTCGAGATTGGTGTTGAATGCGGGCACAGACGACGCATCTGTGGCGCCTGAACTGCTTGAGCTGTTATCACTGAGCTGATTCAGCTCGTCGAAACTCGCAAGGCTTCGAGAAGCTTTTTCCGCCGCTTTGCCGACCTTGCTTGTCGCCGTTGCTTGCTTATTAAGCGCCTTTGCGTTTTTCTGCATCTGTGATACAGATTTGCCGAAAAGCGCGGCGGTAAACGACGCGAGAAAAGCCGACGCTTGTTCGAGCGCGTGCAGTAACGCTTTAATCGCAGGCAATGCAAACTCGTATATCGGCTGAAACGCCGTCAAAAGATTACCTTTTATGTTGGCAAGAGAGGTCTGTATCTGCTTGTCCGATGAGGTCATAGAGGTGAGCAGCTCTTTAAGCTTTCTGAGTGCTCTCGTTATGACCGTAAAAATGAAAACTCGCTTTGCAAGACCGCCTATACGTTTGACAAATTTATCAAGACCGGCAGTAGCTCCAGTCAAGCCCTTTTTAAATCCCGCAGGTGCTTTGGCGTCCAGAGCTTCCCGGAGCTTTGTTTTCGCAATATCGGCTTTACTTTTGAGTCCGCCGAGCTTTTTCTCTGCATCTGCGATAGCCGCTTCGGACGAAGCAAGCTGCGCGGAACGGTCGGTCTGGTGCTTCGCTTCGGCTTTACTTTCAATCTTTTCGATTTTTTCAAGGACTTTGTCATATTCCGCCTGCAAGCTGTGGACTTTGTCAACCCACTCGCCGGATTTGCCGTCAGCTCCGGCAACGCCATGTTCCCACTGCTTGTCATATTCGGCGACTTGCTGTTTTGCTTCGGCGATTTTCGCTTTGAGCGTTTCCGCCTGTTCTATCAGCGGTTTTGCGGCTTCCGGCTCGATATATCCGTCGTCAGATTTGAGATTTTCATATTCCGTGCGCAGTCTTTCGACTTCGGCTATCTGCTTTTCGACTTTGGCATTTGCTTCATCGACATTGTTCTGCAACCGTTTCATCTTCGCCGACGATTGGTCAACTTCCTTGCCGCTGAACGCCTGTTTGACGCGCTGATACATACGTGACACCGATTTATTCACCATGTCCGTCGCTTTATTCACGCCGTCCGTGTCAAATTTTGTGTCAAATTTGAGAGAGCCGTCAACCATTCAATCACCCCCCCGCTATCCTAAAAGTTTATTGAGCGCGTCACGTTCTGCCTGTTCCTGTGCCGAGTATTTGCGCTCAATGTCTATCATCTTTTTGTGCTCTTTGTAAAATTCCTGCTCCCACTTGTCGAGTTTCTTGTGTCTGTTCTTCTTTTCGCGGATAGAACGGACTGTCGAGAAAAAGCACTCGCCAATCTCTGCGAAATAGCCGAGAAATGTCCACCAATGCATATAGGGCACGGCGCGGACTTCCTGCCCGGCGGTCTTGTTTACTGCGGAAAAAATCATCTTTTCGTCCTGAGACCAGGACATGACCTTTTTCTGTCGCTGTTGACCTACTTCTTTATAGTCCTCACCGCCATCAAGAAACCACGACGCTTTTTCAATCGCCTCGTTGCAGGCTTCTCTCGGTATCGAGTCTGGCTCTTTATATAAACAGTCCAGCATAACTGCCATTTTGTCATACTCATTGAGTTCCGGGTCGTCAAACGCCTCGAAAATGACAAGCGCAACGCGATAATCGGAGCAGATAGAATATTCTTTGCCTGCCACTTCGAGCGTGGTCGGAAGATAGCCTATCATAAGCTATTTTTAAACCTCGCGGCTTCGGCTTCGTACTTTTTGATACGGGCTTCGGCTTTCTTCTGCTCGGATTTTATGTCAGTTTCTATAATCGGAAGAACTGCATTGAAAACGCGCTCGAAAAGCGGAACGCCGCCGCGAGTTGAAAGCGGTGAAGCTGTGCCGAACAGAACGCCGGACACTTCGGAGTTGAAGATATAGTCGAACTGACCGCAGATAAACTTGCCGAGGTCGCGGATTCCGTCAGCTGCCGTCTCATCGTCAAGGTCTGCCGAACCGTCGCTCTTTATCTTGATGTTCTCATATTTCTTCATTTCTTCGTTTATATTGTTTTTAGCGTTCCGCAGACGCTCTATAAGTCCGTAGTCGGCGGTATCTATACGGACAATTCTCTGCGGGTCGCCGTTAAAGTTTATACTCTGTCGCTGCTGTGCCATGTTTTACCTCCTAAAAAGGGAGAGAGGCTGCCGAAGCAGCCCCCCTTTTTTGATTACTTGGACGAATCTGCGGTAAACGTTTTTGTTGCCGCATCAAAAGTTCCCTTTGTGCGTCCGCCGTTGTAGTGGATTTCAAAGGGAATCTGAACGCCGTCTTCGCCGCCTATCGACTGCGGAATGATAATAGCGTTCTCGCGATACGCCCACTCACACGAGCCGTCGGTCTTGAACAGCGCGTCAACGACAGTTGTTTCAAGAGCCGAGCCAGTCGCGCGGTCGTTGATTATGGACGCAAGGTGCTCATAGAGCGGGTCGCCGCTATAAGCATAATAAGGGTCAACAGAGCCCTGCGGCTCGTAACCTTTGACATTGGTCGAGTTCTCGCCGAGTATGTTCTTTTTAGTCTCCGAGTCCGGATTCATCTCAATCGCATACTCTTCAAGGTCTTTGCCCAAACGGACATAGTTTGCAGCTGTGCCATTAAACGACGAATCGATGTAGTGTGCAAGATATTTGCGCTCTATCTTTGCGTTTGCCGTATTGGCAGTAGTTCCAGGCATTAAAACTCCTCACTTTCTATGGTATATTCGGCGTAGATTTGAAGCTGATATGTGACGCCGTCGTTCACGTTCCCTGTCGGGACTGCAAAAAGCATCGCATTTGCGCAGCTCATTTTTGTTATCTCACCCGGCAGCTCTTTGCCGTCGACAACAGATGTCACCGCGATATGTTTCTGCTTCTCGAGCCAATAGTTCAGCTCCAATAAAAAAGCACTGTGCGCCAGTCGGTCAAACTCATTAAACGGTCTGCCGTTGGCGTACAGTACAAAGCTGTGTTTGCGTTTCTCATTGCCTAAAATATCTTTTCCGACAAGCGCATCGCCCGACGAATAGAGTCCGAAATCTCCGCTTTTATTCTCGGAGAAATCGACATGCAAGCCGTTGCAAAAGTCGTCTATTTTAGGGCACTGAGAGAGTGTTTTTTTTACGGTTTCGATTATGTTCATCTATTTGCCGCCTCCTGCGCGTCGGCAAGAATTTTGTCCGCACGGTCGGCTTTCATACGCTCAAACCAGTGCGAACCTGCGAGCGGATTTTTTGTGGTATCATACGTCAGCGGTCTGCCTGTCGGGGCTTTACTCGGCGGTGACCACCAACCCACAATCTCGCCTTTTTCTTTGACTGGGATATTGGGACCATATATCTCGCCCATATACAGATAATGCGCATAGGGACCCAACTGTCGGATTTCGCCAGTACCTATGACAGTAGGGGTAGTCAATGCCTTTGTCGCCAAAAAGCCGGACTGATACGGGATATACGGTGTCATAAACTTAATGACATTAGAGTCGATAACGCACTGGATTCTATACGCCCTTTGGTTCATTTCTTCTGCAAATTGCGGATTCCAGTGAATTTTGACATTTATCGTCCCGGTATATTCCATATTGTCGGGTTGCTTTATTTTGTCGGACACGCTATCACCTCACGTCAAGCTCGGTGTGGCGCATTTCCGCCGAGCCATAATCGCACATCCGGCAAGCCATGACCGTGTGGACATCATACCTGGCAAAAAGCTTTTTTACGCTCGCGCTCTGAGCTTCTTCGGTCGAGTTATCAATCGTCAGAGGCACAGAGTCTTTGATTATAAGGTCTTTCTGCGGAGTGAGCCGCAAGAGCAACGGCAGAAAAACCGTCACCGTGTCGCTCTCGGTCTTGCCGTTTTTGCCCGTCGAGGCGGTCGACTTCATATCCCAAAAAACGCGTGGCAGGAATATCCGCTCGTATTTGCCCCCTATAAGGCGGTACACGGTTGCTTTTGTGTTGGTATACATCTTTACCCCCTGTAAAGTAAACCCGTGTCACCGAGCCACAGATGCAGAATACGGCTATATTCCTGCTGACTCTCGCGGTGTCTGTCGGTTGCCGATGCATAAGATACGGAGTAGCTGCCAACGCTCTCGGAGGTCTTGCCGCTCTGGTTGTCTGCGCTATGTTCCGACTGTAAACATTCGGCGAGCTCGCAGCAACAAGACTTAATCGCTTCCGTCACTTCTTCAATCCGGCTGAATGTGTGCCGCTCAATAACCTTGGAGGCTCTGACGGCGAAAAAGTCGAAGTCGTCCTTGCTCATAGCGTCCCCGCCGTGGAGATAGTCATTGAGATAGTAGCCGTAGTCTGCATACTGTGTCATCGTTGGTCACTCCTTATGCGGTCTTGGGCTTAATGGCAATTCCGTTAAGAGCTGCCGCCTTGAGGGTATTCTTGAGAACCACACCCGCAACAAGCTCAACTTCGCCGCTCTTGACTGCTCCGGGAGCAGCCATATCGGGAAGATAGGTGTTTATAACGCCCGTTCCCGTAGGCGCGATGCCGTGGAATGCGTCAAGTCCGAGGTTTACGGCGTAAATGCTCGAAGTTCCAGCCGCAGTCGAGGACGGAGTGGAAGTGCCTATGCAGTCAACGGACGCGCTGCCGTCGTAGTACTTGCCCGCGTCGAGCATGGGGATATCGCCGTACATCTCAACCCAGCGACCGAAATCGTCACGCTCGCGGGAGTAATAACCAGCTCTGCGGGCGCAAGCTCTGACCTTGAGGAGCATATCGCCATTCATGAGCAGGAGCGACGGCTTACCGTCAACCTTATGAACAAGCTCATCAAGTTCGTCGAGGAATGCGGCGTAGTTGGCATCGAGTTTGGACGAATCGGAGAGGTCAATAGTGGAAGTTATCTCGGTGGACTTGCCAGCGAGGGACTTTCTCAGACCGTCGAAAGTGTTGGTCACATAGCCTGCTCCGGTGCTTGCCGAAGAGCCGTTAATAACGAGGTTGTGGAAATAGTTGGTCGTTGCCTTGACCTTTTCGCGGAGCTGAAATGCTATCTCATCAACCGCGCCGGAGGTATTCTCGATAACACGGTCGACACTGAACTTGCCGCCCATGATTATCGCCTTTGCGGTCTTTTCGGTGCGCTTTGCCTCGTTCGAGGTATACTCGCCGTTAATCTGACGAGTGGCGGCGGTGGAGGGAGTCTGAAGCTGAATATAGCCGTAAGTCAGAGTAGAACCACCAGTGCCGGGTGAAATCGCGTTGTCGAATGTGAGCATATCGAGGAGCAGAGACGAACGTCTGAACTCGTCGATAACCATCTGATCTACATGGTCAGCCATGCCGACCTTTGCTTCTGCAAGAGTAATTGCCATTGTTTAAATCAACCTTTCTTTGAAAATTTCTCGGAAAGCGCAGAGCGGAGAGTCATATCGCCGTTCGGATTCTGCTTTCTTCCCGTTCCGCCAGCATAGGGCGGAGGTGTGTTATTTTCCTCGTCAAAAAGATATCCGTTGTCTTTCTTGAGGGTTTCGAGCGCGGCATCTATATCGTCGCGCTGATTTTTGCTCGCCTTGAGTGCGTCAACATCGAGCAGCGCCTTGACTGCTTTCACGCTCTTACCTTTTTTGCCAGTTATAGCAAGGTCGAGCGCGTTCTCGAAGTCGAGGTCGGCGAGCTGCTGCTCATATTTTGTTTTCTGCGTGTTGAGGTCATTTGTGAGGCTTGTTATCTTGCCTTTTAAATCCTCAACATCTACGCCCTCGAACTCTTTGAGTGAGTTTGTAGCGGTGTCGAGCTGACTCTTGAAGTTGTCACGTGCCGCCGTAACCTTGCCGAACTCGGCAATGGTCTTATAGTTCTCCGCGACTGCCTTGTCGAAGTCTGCTTTCTTATCCTCGGCAACGGTAACACCGTATTTTTCGAGAATAGCGTGAATGTTTTCCATAGTAAAATCCTCCTGAACATTGCTTATATACCGCTCTGTCTGCGGTCAGAATTTAGCCACATGAACCAGTGGCGGGGTAAAAATGGATATAAAAACAGCGCCTCGCACGAATGCGAAACGCTGAGATTATTGAATTGTGTCAATCGTGTTTTGGGGTCAAAATGACCTTTACATCTTTCTTTTCTATTATCTCGCTATCTGAGACAACCGCAAGAACTTCGCCGTCCTCTGCGGTTATAATAACCTCTTCGTATTCCTTGCCTGAGATGTTCATTTAATCACTTCCTTTTACGGCTTCTCTGCCTTGTTTATAACTGAATCCCGCCGCTTCCAGACGCGCAGTTTGTGTCCGCAGTCCTGCCGCTTTGGAGAATCGCGCATATTCCTGATTAAGGCGGGTATATCGTGTTCTCGCCGCCTTGAGTGCATCGTCGTCGCCCGCGCCCTCGAGAACCGTTATCTTTCGCTTGCATTTGCGGATAGCAGTTTCAAGCCGCCGCTGCGCCTGTGTCGCTTCATAGGTGGTGTAGTGCTTGCCTTGATATGTTATGCCGTCGGCGTTCGCCCTTTTAAAGGCTTCCAACTGCTCGGCAGTGTATGTAGGTTCGGTAACGCCATAAAAGATAGGAAAAGCCGCATGACCGCAGTTCAAAGTGCCGATTCGGCGAACGAGACTATCGTTGAGCTTTTGATAGTCCTCATCGCTGTATTGCTTGCCCTGTATGGGCTCGTGGTCGGGAGCACTTGCGGCGTGGGCTGATATTTCCCAGCCGTCCGCGCCGTACTTCTCGTGATTTTGTTCGCTGATTTTTTCCTGCATCAGACCGAGACCGCCCATAATATTACGCCTGACCGCCGTTTCTATCGACGCTTTCGCACCGCTCTCATAGTCAACAGTGACAAGCCCCCGCTGATAGAGGTTTCTGCACGCCATTTGAACCGCCGTGTTATAGTCTGCCGCGCCCGTGAACACCTGTTTAAAGGCAAAGTCGCAGCAGGCGTTATAAGCATCATAAAGCGGCAATCTCTGCCCGTATGGGCTTATCATGCCTATGGTCTGCGTTATGTTGGTGAAGTCGTCCTGCGCAAGCGTGACCGCCGCTTTGACTATCTGCTGTAAGCTCTCGTTTTCCTCGAACGGGACACCTTCAACGGTCGGCAACTTTGACAAGTCAAATTTATATCCTTCTTCTGCCGCTTGTTCAAATATCTCATCTATCTCGTCGAGAGATACATTCAACAGTTCGGCAAGCTTTTTCTTGACTTCTTTTTGACTTTTTCCGAGCTCTTGTATCTTCCATATTTGATATCCTGCCGTAGAGGTTATCTGCCCCGCTTCGGCTACTCTGCGGGCGATATCCCGTAGCAAGAAGTCGGTCATCGGGTCTGTTATTTGCATCGCGAGTGTTCTCAATGCGTCAATGCTATCTGGCGGTAGCATAGTTACTCAACTCCTGCCGTCATGCTCTCTATCTCGGGCATATAGTTGTCTCGTATGTTTTGGATAGCTTCCGGAGTGTCCCACGGCAGCTCAAAATACCACGCAACAGCTATCTCCGGCTTAATAAGTCCCATCTGCACCATAGCGCAGTACTCATTCCACGTCTTGTCGCGATTATAAAGAACACCGTCGCCGTAGTCGAGTGTAACCTCGTCCGGGTCGATAGGCGCATAACCGCCGATATGATAAAGCGCGCCAAGCTCCGAGCAAAGTTCCAGTAGCTTTTTAACTGTCTTTGTCCAAATCCCCTGCATATCGATTATAGTCAGATTATAATCACCGTCAGAAGACGTTATTTCCGTAGCTGTTCGCTCGGCTTCCTGCACATCTGACAAAATACCGCGCTTAAAGCCGATAAGACTTTCGATATTCCGCAGATATTCGGTCTTTCTTGTAAGATAGCTCTGCTCGCGGAACGCGGGCGAGAATATCGTAACGCCGAAGTCCTGCGGGTCTTCGTCAAAAGCGGTAAAGATATCATCTTCGAGACTGCGCGTCTTCGTATTTCCGTTCTCGCTGGGCTTCTGCCGGGTGAGGTCTTCGGGCACCATTATACGCGCCCTACCGAGTTCAAACTCGCGGGAAAGCTGCCATTCGTTACGGTTGATTCGCGCTATGAGCTGTGCCGCAGGTGCATATATCGCTACGCCGTCCGCCGAACCGTCAACCGTGTTGTAAAGCGGCGTTTTGAGTGATACAAGACCGATTCCGTCAACGGGCAACACCGCCACAGGCTCTAAATTCGCATATTTTTCGAGCGTGTCGAGTGGGACTTCCACGCCGAGCGTGTTTGAGTCGCTTGACCGGAAGAGCTTTGTTTCTATCGTTAAAGCTTGCCCTGCCGTCCTGCGCTCGAGCAAAGTATAATATTTGCCGTCTTCGATTGTCGTTTCCGCAGTTCCAACACTTGTAAGCTCGTTCAGCTCGTTTCTCGCCAGCGGTATAAAGCAATCGCGCCTAATCGGGACAAAATAAAACCCGTCCGCAGTTGGTACGGGCTTTATAAGGCATTCGCCGGAGATAAGTGCCTGCTGAAACGCTTCGCGTCGTATCTCTTCCAGCTCGCCGAGAACTCGCTCTGCAAATGCGTTTTTAGTGCTTGTCTCATACTCTGAAAAAGTGGTCTTTATAAGCTTATTGACGACGAGAACGGGCAGTCGCTGACAGTCGTCGAGACCGTCGCTCTCGTGGTCGAAATACATCTCGAGCCATAGCTTGATAGCGGTTTTCATTTCTCGCGTCGTGATATCTTTGACCCCGAATGCATCGCTGAAATTATATATTTTCTCGCAATTAAGCAGCGCAGATATAACGCTCATTTGTTGCCCTCCGTGTTTATTACTATCTTTTTGAGTGACCTAACGCCGCGCTCAAGCCCTGCGATATACGCCCTCAAACGCTCGTTCTCGCGCGTCAGTTCGTCTACCTCAAGATTCAAGCTCCGGAGCTCTTCTTTCATGCTCTCTTTGGCGTATGACGGCAGATATTTTTCACATATCCACATCTTGATTTTCTTCATTTTTGTCCCCTCTGTATCCCATCCAGCGGAGTTCCCTCCTTAATACCGTGTAACAAAAGTAACGCATATCGTCCATCGCGTGGTCGTATTCCTTTACAACCTTGTCGACGGTCGATTTATCATCCCAGCGATACATGCCGAACTCTTTCAAGATGCCCTGACAGCTCGAATTTATCTTTATAACGCCGCCTTTGACCATCTCAGAAGTGACTCGGATCCCGTCAATTACGTCGTTTTTTGCCTTGCGCACTGAGAACTTACCGTGCTTTCTTATGCAAGTGATAAAGCTCGCGGCGGACGGGTCAACAATTATTCGCTCAATGTCATAGCCCTCGGCGAGTTCTTCGACCGCTTTATAATATTCCTCGTCGGTCATTTGTCTCTGTCGCTTGCGGCCGTCATAATAAAACTCTTTAATGCGCGTCGCCGTCTTGCCGTTTAAGCACCACAGACCCGCCGAAAACGGATTCAATGTGCCATAGTCGATAGATATAAAATAACGCCCCTGTTCCGGGACGGTATCATCAATTAAACTGTTGACATCGACATCGTAAACAAGCCCATCTGCCGCTACCCACAGACCTAAAATAAACCGCTGATAAAACACTCCCGACGGGTAAAGCCTGAAATATCGCTCTCTTATCTCGTCTGTAAGTGACGGATTGTCGGTTAATAAAAAGTGTATGTGGTAGACATGTTTCTCTTCGGGCTTTGTCACCCATTCTTCGTAAAACCAATGTGCCGGGCTGTCGGGATTGCAGTTGAACCAGTACTTTGACCCGGTCACCGAACATCTCGCGATAGCCTGTTCAACAAACGAGCGAGGCATAAGGGCGACCTCGTCGAGCAGAACGCCGCCGAGTGTCATGCCCTGAATGAGCGACGCCGAACTCTCGTCTCTGCCGCCGAACACATAGAAATAGTTTGTCTTGTCGTTTCCGGTCACCACAAGAAGCTTGCTTGACCTCTTATAATTAAGCTCAAAATACGCCGTTAAATCGGTCATTCCGAGCAGCGGCGTTATTATGTTACGCTCTGCCGATTGGACGGTCTTGCCACATATAGCGAACGTCTGACCGTCAAAATACCGCATAGCCCAATGAATGAACGACAGAATCATGCAGACGGTCTTGCCTGAACGGACTGCACCGTCGCATATAATAGCGTCATATTTGTCTTTATCCTTGCCGTGACACCAGCGCAAAATCTCCTTTTGCTTCGGCGACAGTGTTGTTATTTTCATTCGCCGTCACCGTCCAGTGCCTTGTAAAGCTCTGATATGTCGCTCTGCTGCTGACCGCCATTCTCGGCGGCAAGCTCCATCAACGCTTTAAATGCCATTGTATCGCCGTTCATCGCCCGGTTGAGCTGCGCGTATATCATCGCTTCTTTGGCTGATATATTAGCCCCGTCCGTTATCTCGCTCAGATAGTTGACCTCTGCCGGGTCACTGTTTTTGAGGTACATCGACATGGCGCGTCTCACTATTTCGCGGGTATCTCTCAGGTCACGGCGCACCTCGCCTGAACGCTTTCCGCCTTTCCTCTGGTCTTCCACTGTTAAAGTGTGTCTTTTGCCCGCAAAATCTGTTTGTTTAGCCATGCCACCACCTCTCTTTTAATTCGCTGTTACCAACGCTTTTTCTTGACCTCGACATATTCATAACCAAACTTTTCCATGCCGCTGTCTTTCCACATTCTTTTCGCCGTTCCGATATATACCTGATTGTCTTTGCCGTTTAAGGTCTTGCCCTTTAACGCGAGCTTTCTTCTGACGCTATCTACCGATTTTTGCGCTCGGGATTTATATTCTTTTTCTACTTTATCGGCAGCCGCCATCATCTTATAAGAGTTTCGTTTTGCGCCTCTTTTTGCTCTAAAAATATATGTGTTTTCATTCGGTCCATTTGCTACGGCACGAGATTCTCCAGCAAATCCCAGCCTTATATGATTCTTGATGTCCTTTGAAGAAAAAGAACCACCTATTACTCTGTTATCGCCATTTGGGTGATTATGTGTAAGAATTACGGCTTTTTTGAAATCTGGGTGTCCTGTTGGTATAGCGACGGCTTCTTTGTGGTTGCTCGTTCCTGCAACCACAAGTTTTCCGTTCGCGTCAAACAGTCCAACATATTCAACGCTTTTATCACGTATTGCATTTTCAAACTCATGCATAGACATGTTAGCAAACTTCTCTGTTTTATCATAAAACGCTCTAACGCGGCTGCCTTCGTCTCCTGTGTTATCGCCTTTTCCCCAGCCACTGTCAGGTCTATTTCCTTTTGCCATTTCTTGCCCCCTGCAAATAAAAAAGAGACCGCCGATGCAGTCTCTTTAATCTTTTTGTTCTTCGTTTAATATGAGATGTGGTATTTGTCCATAACAGCCGTTCGTTCTTCGATAGTCTCGGCTTTCTCAAACTCTCTCATGAAATCGCCGTATTCGCGCTCGAGCGTCTCTTCGCTGAAAGCTTCTTTGAGTTCTTCGTCCATTTCGTCAAGTACTTCTTGTATTGCCTCTTGTATTTCTGCATCCGTTGCAGGTTCAAGCTTTGACTCGTCGATTTTCTCAAGGTCTTCAGGGTTATATCCGGGTACCAGCATTTTCCTTTTCTCCTTTTCTTTTTTGTTATTATAGCACGCAAGATTTAAAAAATCAATCTTCCGCAAATCTCGTCTCAGCAAAAGACGGGATTCTTTCTATATTTTCAAATTCTGTCTTTGGTAGTTTGCCATAAACGAACACCTTTGACGGGTTCAGCTCCTTAAGCATGGTTTGGAACTCCCATTCGAACGCATCTGCGCCCGTTGTGCCGTCTTTCGTCCACATGCTTGAAATTGCTATAACGCTGCCGCGAGGCTCGCCCTCGAGATACCACTCTTTGCAGCGCTCATCAGTGCTCGCTCTGATAGTTGGGATAACGGTTAACCCGCATTCCTGCATATAGACCGCTACCCAGTGTTTGCGATAATGATTGAATATCTGTGTTGCCATAGGCATATCGCCGTATGGTGAAAAGTCGGGAGAGAGCACACAAGCATATTCCGCGAGCTTCTCTATATACTTCTCGGGCGTGTTCCAGATCCGCTCAAACTTATAATCATCGCGGAAAAAGTGAACACCTGTTTTTTGTTTCTCTTCTGGGCTTCGCTTATCACTGAGCATAAAGTCAAATGGAATCCAGTCAATGACCTCCGGGAGCTGATATACCGGCTGTATCTCGGGTATGTCATATTTTCCGACGCCTGTAAACTGTGCCCGTTCAAGATTTAAAATATTTGCTTTGCGCGTTTTCGTCTCAAGCTTGTTCTTTTGCTTGACTTCGGGCGGCATGAAGTTAAACCCAAACTTACCCATATCAAAGTTGAATATGCCGCCGAGTTCTTTGTCAAGGAAGCCGAAGTCCCATTCCGCCTTTTCCGCGACTTTGTTGTCAGCGAGCCTAAATGCTTTTATCTGCTCGTCGTCGAGGTCATCGGCAACAATGCAAGGCACCTCCGCCAAGTGGAGCTTCTTTGCCGCCTTTAGCCTCGTGTGACCACATATGACTGTGCCATCACCGTCAATTACTATCGGGACTTTGAAGCCGAACTCCGATATGCTCTCGGCGACATACTCCACCGCTTCGTCATTTCTGCGCGGGTTGCGCTCATACGGCTTGAGGTCTTTTACTTTCTTTGTAATTATCTCCATGTTATCACCTGAATTTTTAAAGCGTTGTCGGCGGCTATCCGACAACCGAATAACCACCGACAACCAACGGGAAGAAACTAACTTATAGGTGTGCACTGTCGGGGTATATCAGCCCCGAAGATAACCGTATGCCACCATATGTGCCGCCCGAGCTGCGTCTTGTCATCAGCCATCGTTTTACCGTCCGCAAACTTGTGCGCCCGATTCGTCCCGGAACGCCCGATACTTAACTTCTCGCGCTTGGATTTTTGGAGCATCCTGCGTGACTCGAACACGCAACCCGCTGCTTACAAGGCAGCCGCTCTACCATTGAGCCAAGGATGCATATACTCGGATTTGATATCGCTGGGACACATCATAGAGAGGTGCGGATAGTCTGACGTACCGAGCTTGTGGCATGACCCACACGCCCCCGCTGTACACACGGGCTTTTTGGATCGGAGCAAAGGACTCGAACCTTTAATGCGCTTATGCGCATATCGCCTGAAAGCTCCGCATAAAAAGCCCTGCTATTAACCCGCCGCAGGGCGAGGCGGTAAGAAAGGAGCCGGTTTTCCGCACCGGCGAGCGGTGGAGATGTGGTAAACAACATGAACGGAGAAAAGAAGTAAAAGCGGTTGCCCGTCCACTTTTACATCTATATGATATCATATCTCCCAACTGTATTTCACTGTATTTTACAGTATTTTACTGTACACTTTTAGCGTTGAGGAGTTCTTCGAGTGCCGCGCAAGCTTTCTTGTTCGTTTTCCAGCACCACTCTCGGGAATATCCCATTTCTTCTGCAATGTCTTCAAAGCTCATCCTGCTGAGGTGCCTCAAAAGCAGAAACTCTTCCCACTGCGGCGGGAGTTGGCTCACAAGAGCCTGAAACTCGTTTTCGGCGGCGAATTTTTTCTGATATATCTCTACGATTTCGTTACCTAAGTCGACATATTGAGATATCAAGCTGCTCATTTTGTCCTCTGCTGTCTTCTGCACCGACTCGGACGGCGGGGCGGTAATTGATACCAACATATCAAACAGCTCCGATTTCTGACGCTGTTTGAATGACAACTCATTGTCAAGGTGCTTTATTCGGTTGACGTATTCGGGAACGGTCACAATATCACCTCTATCTCTGTTCTCGGGTTTTCTTTGTCATAGCCCCCGCACAGCTGAAGCTCGACATTTGAAAAGCTATCATCTTCAATTATTCCGGCTTCCCTCAAGCCGTCAAGAATAAACTTGCCATTGTAATTGTCCGGGTCGTGCCGTTGCCTTATTCGGAAAAAGTATGTAATTCTGACAACGCACTTTTTAATCGGGGTTTCGGGCTTCGGTAGGCAGTACACCGCGCAAAAAACTTGCCACTGTTTTTTATCTCCACGGTATTCCCAGACGTTTCCGCGCCCGGCGAACTTGTTTAGCGAAGGCGGAATAGCGGGTATAGTGTAAATGTATCTTTTGCGCTCGCATTGCGGGCATATCTGCCGTCCCTCGGGAACTATCTCTCCGCAACAAACACATCTGTCTGCATCAGCCATTGTTTTCACGCTCCTTTAATGCTCGTTCTGCATCTTCACGGGTGAGAAATACGGTTTTGCCGATATCAGGAAGATAAATAATATTTTCGCTATCATCTGTAAAAAACATTTCACTTTGGTAGATATTAAAAGATATGATTACAAATTGGACAACGCCTAAACAATCAGACGGTCTATAAACCCTATCTCCCACCTTGCAAGGAGGCGCGATAACGCCGTGTTCAAGAAGTAAGTCTGCCGTCCCTTCCTCATAGCACCGTTCAAGGTTCGCATACTTGCAATTCTCGTCGCAAAGATAAGGCGATGGACAAGAACCAAGTTTCGGAATTTCAATCAATCGTTCTCTGTCTGCATCAGCCATTTAATCATCCTCGCTTTCGAACCATTTCATTAGCTTTTCCATGCACATCGGACACAAATCTTTGAATTCGCCCCGTACAAACACCGTTTCACCGTCCCAGTCTAAAATAGTCGTTTTATCGCGTATACGGAATACATATATGTTGCCGCATTTATCACATCTTTTAGCAAGTGCCATTGTTAAAATCCTCCAACTTATTATCATAGATATTGCCGATGACCTCAAATTCGGTTGGACCATAGTCAAATGTTGCGCTACCATGCGCTGGGACTGTCTGACGCCCTCTTGCCATGAGGTCAAAACCTGCGTCTTCGGGATGTGCCTTGTAGGGCTTAAAAGCTCCATCGTCTAAAACAATTTTCATTTTGTTAAGCTCCTTTTGGTTCTTCATCGTTCATAGGTTCATTCCAACATCTATAGCAAACTCCCGTGCAATCGCAGTTCTCATGTTCACCGTAGATTTTTTTCCTGCATACAACTGGATTTACGCCCGCATAGTTCGGCGCTTTTGGGAATTTTTCAAAGAAGTCCTGTGCGTATGTTTTCTTCGGGTGTTCGTCGCTCCACTTTTGCACAATTTCGATTGCCGTTTTAACATCTTCGGCGCAGATCCTTGTGAGCACGTCCTCGCAAAACCCAAACATCGGGCATCGCTCTTTGTAAGCCGCATCAGCCACGCACCCATCACGCGAGTCACAAAGTCTCTTGAGTTCGGCAAGAAAGTTTGTTGTTTTGTTACAGTCCATAATTTTTCCTTTCTGCCCGGACTTTCGCCCGGGCACTGCATTATTTTTTCTTGTAGGCTATCGGCTTTGACATGTTCTGACGCTCAAACTCCGAGATGTCATATGAAGCTTGTCCTTTTGGCTTAACATCTGCGGTCGGGGTCTTGCTGTCACGCCGCGCCCAGTTTCTGATAGTGGCAAGGTGGTTTTTATAACTCTTGCCCGTGCTTGCCATATACGCGCTCAGGCGTTCGATTCTGTCAGACCAATCGAGGAACTCTGTTTTGAGCTTTTCAAGGTCTTCGTCAGACAGTAGGACATTTTGATATTCACCGTATTTGTGGCGCGTGGGCTTTTCTTTATCTATTTCTTTTATATCTTCTTCTATATCTTTATCTATATCTTCTTCTATGCCTTGACTTCGTTGACATGTCATTGACATGTCATTGACAGCCTGCAAGGCACGCTTTTTTGCGCGGGATTTTTGTTGTGCGAGTCGGTTGTACTCCTTGAGTTCGGCTAACTTATCGACACTTTGGTGTTTCTCCCAATTCGGGATAGTTATTGTGCCGTTCACAACCTCTATCATTCCGAAGCTTTCAAAGGTGGTAAGAGCGAGTCGCACGGTGGACATGGGACGGCGAAAGATAGTTGCAAGCATTTCCTCGGTGTATGGTATGCGGTCACTAAGCATAAGCACGCCGCAGTTATTCTGCTTGCCCGCGAGACAGAGGATTTTGAACCATATAACAATTATGGAATCAGCGTCGGGCATACTCTCGATGAGCGCTATTTTTTCATCGTCGAAGATATTAACGCAGAGTTTTATCCATTTGAGCTCCATTGCCTCAGCTCCTTTTTATCGTCCTGAAATGGGCTTGTACGGGAACGACATATTTTCCCTCGCGCTCCGCTACATAGCGTCTGAGCCCTTGTGCTCTGCGTGACAAGCTTCTGCAACGGCGGTCTGTCTCATTGAGAAAAGCTTTAATCTCGACAATGTCATCGGAAAGCCAATAACCGACGCTATGCGACGATGAGAGAATAGGTGCTCCGCCGTCCCTTGCAAGCTCTATCAGCTTGCGAACGGTTCGGTCGTCGAGCCCCGTATAAATGCAGAGTGCTTCCCGCGTGACCGCGTTTTCCTTGCCTTTGGGTATAAAGTCGAGTATGTTCATTTGAGTACCTCAGAACGGTAAGTCGTCGCTTATGGGTATTTCCTCGAAGTCGTCGTCGTTCGGAGTCTGCGGCTTGTCCGCTTTTGACCCGCAGAAGCTAACTTCGTCGGCAATAACTTCAAATGCGGTGCGCTTGTTGCCGTTTTTGTCCTCATAGTTGCGCTGCTGAATACTGCCGCGAAGCGCTATCATTGCGCCTTTTTTGAAATACTTTTCGACAAACTCGGCGGTCTGCTTCCATGCGACAACGTTGATAAAGTCGGTCTGCTCTCTCTGAAAACGGCGGTCGACTGCTACCGTGAACGATGTAACGGATGTGCCGTTCTGAGTCTGTCTGAGTTCGGGGTCGGCGGTCAACCTCCCCATAAGAATCACTGAATTAAGCATTATTAACACTCCTTTTGAGTTCCCAAAAATTTCTTTGTAGTCGTCCCGTAGAGCCTTTTTATTCGAGCTTCGGTGCGCTCTTTTTCTTCTTTGATTTGCACTTTGGTTTTGTAGAACGGGCACTCGCCTGAGCTGCACACGCAGTCGGTCAGTACACTGCAACCTTTCGAGCCGTTAGCCAACGTACCATAAGCAAAACAGTCAAATTTTTCCATTTTTAACACTCCTTAAAGGTAGTTTTTTCCAAACAACCGGATAAAGTCATCTTTATCCCAGCCGTAATATGACATCGCTTTTTTCTGCGCTTCGCGGTGCAACTCGTCCATCACCGCCTGATTGTCGTGAACCGCGTTCTTGCCGTACATATGGCAACCCATGTGGCATAGGCGGACTTTGAGTCCGTATGCCTCGCTCGCGTGTCGTGCCGAACCGCCGAAACAGTGGTGCCAGTCCATAGCCGCGCCCGACCTGCCGCAGAGATAGCAGATATCTTCGTCCACTTGAAGAATCGACCTCATTTCCACATCTCCTTTAATCGGTCAAGTTTTTCGGGGGTCATAGTTTCTATGCCCTGTGCTTTGCACTCCTGCACAATGTTGTCAATCAGCCGGGACATCTGTGCCGTGTCATATGCTGACGAGCCACAAAACAGCTGTATATTCGTGCATTCGGGTATCTTTGACGGGAAAGTTTCAGTCAACCACCCGAGTCCGTTGCGCTCCCACCAGTCGCAGATCTTGTCGACCGCCTTGTCCTGCACACAGATGGTCTCAAAGTTATCCCCGATGTTTTTTATAGCGTCTCGATAGATATCTATCATGCTAAGGTGCAGCTTTGCGGCGAGTTTTCCGATGAGTACCCAACAATAGGCGTTCGCGTCGAGACTGCGCTTGCGCTTTTTCTTCTCGACGGTCAACTCATAGGGCTTGTCCGAAGATTTAACCTCTGCCACTATGCGCTGACCTTCTTCGCGGTTTTTGACCTTGAACTTGAGATAGAATCCGTCGGACTCAAAGAGCCAGTCGGCTTTTTCAATCGTCATGACTGCTCCTTTGCCGCTTTAAGCCAGACGGCTATCTGAGTTTTTGCCCTTTCTGCCAAACTGTCTGATATAGTTTCAAGAGACATGCCCTCAGGGGCTGAAATTTGGCGCATAAGCGCGTTTTCTACTTCGCCTATACTTTTCCCTCTGAGCTTTGCAAACTCGCCCATTAGGTCGCGCGTGGCAAGATTTACGGCTTCACGGTTTGTCTTTTCGTCTGCGGGTGTCGACTGAGTGTTCTGAGAGCTGTATTTGCTTCTTCCTGCCGCCCAATAAACATTCGCGCCAAAGCCTAACGCTTTACACGCGACGGAAAGCGCGTCGGTGTACGCCATTTTAAAACACTCGTCGGAGGTATAAGCTCCGCTCTTTTCGTTCGATATGTACGACGCGCCGCCGATTCCGAAGATAGGCTTGCTCCACTCGTCATTTTCCTTGACATAGAGGTTGAGCGTGACATGTGCCGTCTTTGTTCCATCTGCTCCGTCCTCGAGCCAGTGTTTGATATCATCGGTATACCAGCCAATGCCGCAAGCCCCGAATATCTCGGTCAGCTTCTTTATGCGCCACATCGGGTTAATGTCTGTGAATCCTTTGATACGACCCGCCGCGATTGTCTTCTGTGCGTTGCCGGGCACTTCGCAAACCCTGCTGTAAATTTCAAGATTATCCATGTTGCACCTCACTTAATCTGAATGTTCTGAACTTCCACAATGTCCGCGCCGTCAAACGATTCGCCGGACTTGACCGCCGTTTTGACATCGGTCTTGCTGATTTTCGGGGTAAATGTGACATACTCCGGATATTTTTCCACAAATGCGGCTTCATCTGCGATTACGAGACGTTCAGACTTGCGAAAAGCAACTTTGTTTCTCGCGCTCTCGAAAGAGGTTTCACCTCTGCACTGCATAGAGCGAGACACGCAGCTTTTAAGATAGTCGACGGAGTTTTCTTTTGCTTTTTTTCTCGCCGTCAGAGCTTTTATCTCTTCGTCTATCATCTTAGCTTCGGCGGTCAAATTCTTGATAGCACAAACGGTGTTGTCCAGCTTGTCTTTGTAGTCGCCGTTGAGCATTTCAAGGGTATCTTCGATAGCGTCCTCCGGGATTGTCCCATCTTCGACAGCTGCGATAAAATCGAGGTATTCGTTGTCGAGTTCATAGAGCTTCATCTTTTTGTTTCTCCCTTCATTATTTGAAATAGGTAGTTGATACAATCGGTTGCTGTCATTTGTTTTATTTGTTCGTCCTGTGCCGCCGTTGTCTGAACGGGCGGTGTTTGGTCTGCGTCGTTGTATCTCATATTCTTTCCCTCAGTCGCACCGGGAGTAAAATATAGGTGCTTGAGTCGTCCTTGAATACCAACGGAGACACGGGAGAGCTGACAAGAAAGCTGTCAGTCTCAGCCGCTTTAAGCACTCCAACGAGATATCTCGCGTTGATTCCTATCACGAGGTCTGAATCGGTCTCGCCCATCACTGAATCGGTGGCACTGCCTATCGTCGTCCTCACAGACAGTTCAATGGCATCTCTTGAGAGCGACATCTTAACAGGCTGTGTCTCGATGCTCGCGAGAATCTGAACTCTTTCGAGCGCAGATGTGAGGGCTTTAAAATCCGTCTTGACCGAAGCTGTGTTTTTGGGGATAATCTTGTCCACATCGATTTCCCACGCGGTAGACATAAGGCGCGAAAACAGCGTATAATCGCGGGTCTGCGCTATAAAATGTTTGCTTGAGACGGATATCTCGACCGCGTCGGTCGCGTCCGAAAGCTCGAGCAGTGCCTTCGGCGGAATTGTTGCCGTTGCGCTCGGTGCTGTCCCCTCTTCGCACGGTATGCTTGACTCGGCGAGTGTGAACCCGTCAGTCGCGCAGAGTCTGAGGTTGTCGGAGACGGTCATTCTCACGCCCTTATCATCTGCGGCGGCGAACACGGTTTTTTTAATCAGCTTGACGAGATTCGCTCCGTCAACTCGGCAAGTTGTGCCGTCTTCGGGAGTTGGGAGTTCGGGGTACTGCTCCGCAGGTATGCCTTTGACCTTGAGATTCGAGCGTCCGTTCTGGACGGTGAGAATATCATCATCGGTGCAAAGTGTCGTGTTTTCCTTTTGCAGCTTTCCTGCTGCATTTGTCAGAATCTTCGCGTCCGCGATTATCGCTCCGGGAATCTCTATCATCGCGGGGATTTTGACGGATATCCCAATCGCGAGATTATATCCCGTCACGGTCAGGACTCCGCTTTCTGCCTTGAGCAAGAGTCCGTTTGTAGCCGGAGACGGCGATTTGTCGATAACTCTTGCAGCTTTGGCACAAGCCGCCTTGAGGTCGTATGTGTTACATGTCAATTTCATTGTTAAGCTCCCTCCATTAAGTCAAACAGCGTCGGTGCGCCTATCTGTGCTTCTGCCGCTTCGAGATAGCCCACGCCATCGCGGAAATAATCGGGGTTAAGTTCGCAGCCGTAGCCCCTGCGCCCCATTTTAACCGCCATATACGGAACGGTCATAAGCCCGCCGAACGGGTCATATACAAGGTCGTTTTTGTTGGAATATCTGTTTATTACCCGCTCCACGATATCGAGCTGCAACGGGCATACATGAAGATTCTGACGGCGTCTGCTCTGCGTTGTGTTGAGTGTGCGCATACGGTTGATATCGTCCCATATCTCGTCGCTCCAACTGCCGGGCGAGACCACTGCGAAAGTGGCGGGAAGATGTCCCTTTTCATCGAGTTCTTTGGCGAGTTTTACGTGGTCGGCGTAGTCGTAGACCGTTTCGCGGGAATATTGACGATACATTCTCTCGAGCACTCGAACGGGCGCGTTTTTGAGTTCCTCGCGGGTAACAAGTCGGTTCCCGCTTGACCGCTGATAACCGTTCGCGTCGATCTGCCACTGGGCGCGGGTATAGTCGTCTTTGCTTTTAGTCACGGGGGCATCTGCATATCCGTCCGTTGTATCGCTCGGAAGTTTTCGGAAAAGCAAGATATATTCAGGACAGCCGACGCCCATCTTCGTGCCGTCTTTGCACTGCTCCGTCCAGCCGAGACGATAGGTCTGATTGTTTTCCCTGACAACATCTGTACAGACCGTTATCATGCCGAAATATTGAAAGCCGTGCTTTTGGTAGTGGCTTATGCACATCGCGTGGAACGGTTCAACAGTCGGAAAGCCCGTGCCCGTCACATTGCCGAAGAGAACGCGGTCTTTGACATGAACCGCGCAGACTCTGCCGGGCTGTAACACGCGAAGCAGTTCCGGCGTGAGATAGTCCATTTGCTCAAAGAACTGTCTCGTTGTCGCGTTATGCCCAAAGTCGTTGTATGACGGTGTATATTCGTAATGATTGGAGAATGGGATTGACGTGTGAATCAGTCCGACGCTATCAGAGGGCATTTTTCGTGTCTCGTCAACGCAGTCGTTATTCACGGCCGTGAACCTTTCTCTTTTGATTTCCACTCTTTTGACTCCTTTACTTCTTTTCAGCTGCTCGGCGATATGCGGAGATGACAAGCCGTATTTTTTGATGATTTCGGACATCTTCTGCGCTAATTCGTCGTGCCTTTTCCACTTTTCGCGCAGCGCTTCCCAGATTTCTTCTTCCGCTTGGGTATAGATTATGTCGATAATCACCTTTTCGGTCTGCAAGAAGCGGTGTATTCTGTGAATTGCCTGAATAAAATCGTTGAACTCATAGTCAATACCGACGAATATCGCACGGTGGCAATATTTCTGAAAATTGCACCCGCAGCCGGAAAGGCTCTTCTTTGTGGCGAATATCCTTGTTTTGCCCTCTTGGAAGTCAATAACGCGGCGTTCGCGTTCGTCATAGTCCATACTGCCGTAAATGTCGACAGCTTCGGGAATAGCCTTTTTAATCGCATGACGTTCCGCTTCGAGGTCGTGCCATAAAATGAAATGCTCGTCGGGGCTTGCTTCGTCTATCAGCTCTTTCGCTTTCGCTACTCGCGCCAATATACTTGAGCTTTTTTCCCGTGCCGCCTCAGATAACGATGTCGCGGTATCTCTCAACAGCTTGAACTGTCCGTCACGGTCGGCGGGCAAGTTTTCCATGTCGTCGTCTATGACATGTGTACGGACTTCAAACGGCGGTAAATCGTAGCCCGTCGCATCGAGTCCAAGGTCGGCGGGCGAGCTTAGAAACAGCCCCCACGACGCAACCCAGAGCCAAAATTCACGCTCCATACTCGGATAGAGCTGCAGGTTGTTAGCTTTTGTAGAATCGCGTTTGAAAAAGCGTGTAAGTGCCTGCCCCGTGTCCATAAGGTCGAGAAACCCTGCGTAATGGATAAGCTCTTTATATCTGTTTGGGCTCGGCGTGGCGGTCGCCACAAGCTTATATTTAATTCCCTTGAACTTCGGGAAAAAAGTTTGATAGGTTTTTGAGCCATAAGAACGAAGTACCGCCGCTTCGTCAAGACTGACCGCCGTGAAATATTTGGGGTCTATGTCTCCGTCTCTGACTCGCTCGTAGTTGGTCATGAGGATTTGTGCGTCTGAAGCTCTTACCTCGTCCATGCAGGTGACATATACGGGTTCGGGGATATGCAACAGATCTCTTGCGTCACGGGTGAACTCTTGACGCACGCCGAGCGGCAAGACTATAAGAGCTTGACCGCCCTCATGCTCGGTGACTATGCGGCAAAATTCGAGTTCCTGCACGGTCTTGCCGAGTCCGAACCGCTCGAACAGTCCGCGCCTGCCGCCCCTAACCGCCCATTGAACGGCGAGCTTCTGATGAGGTTTGAGCGCCGGGTTAATCTCGTCGAGCGATATCTCGAACCCGCTCTCTTTGGCGACTTCTATCTTGTCATCTAAAAATTGGTCATATGTTTTCATCGCTTTTCATCTTGTCCCATGCTGGGGAAACAACTTTCCTTTCTCTTCTTTTGGGGCGAAAATACGGGCACTCCATGTCCGTCGCCTCTATCTCGCGGAACTTGCCTGTGTCGAGTGTGTAGTGACAAGCTTTGTTGTCGTACTCGATATCAAATCCGCTTATCCCTGCAAGCCCGACCATTTCGCGGCGGTAATAACAGCGTTTGCAGATGTTTTTCAAGTGCCAGTGCTCAGAGTGTTTATGTTTTCCGGGCTTTTGCCACTGCGGTATCTCCTCGCTATCTGTCAGTCCCACGAGATAATCAAGCGAGACATTGAAAAATCGAGCAATTCGAATCGCGAAGATGAATGCCACTGAATTTGTGCCATCGCAATAACGCGAGATTGTTGATTTAGCGCAGCCTATAGCATCTGCCAATTCCGACCTCGTCACCGGCGGTTCGTGCTTTTCCATGAGCAGTGTGAGCCTATCCGCTATCTTGAACGCTTCAGGAGCGATTGCCGCTATCTCGTACATGGCGTTCAGCTCCTTTCTTTTTGATTCTGCGCTTGAGTGAATCTTCAAAAGCTATCAGCTTGTCCTCGCGGATAAATCCATAGATGATAAGTACGACGAGGGCAATTTCAAAGACCGTCTGAATCGCAAATTTCAGTATCATTTCATCATCTCCTCGAAGTTCTTATTTTCTTTTGTGCCCGAATAGACCGTCAAGTTCTGGGCTACTAAGGCGAGCATAACGTCCGTGAGCGCATCGAGTTCCTTTGACGCAATAGCGGGAGTCTCAGAGATGGCTTTTATGGCGAGTTTACAAGCCGTTATAATTGCCGGAGCGCTGAGGGGGGTAACTGTCACGGAATTTAAAATGTCTTGCGCGATATCAACCGCCAGTCTTGCGATTGCTACCATATGACCCTGTTTATCGTCCTGCTCGAATGTTGTGTAGAGGTCTTTGTATAAGGGTATGTATTTTTCCTGCATTTTCTTTTCTCCTTTTCTGTGTTTCATGAAAAAGCTCGCGCGAGCTCTGGCAGGGTAACCGGAAATCTGATGTTCCTGCGGCGAAGTTCTTTAACATTCACCCCGAGAAGCTCGGCAGCTTCTTTTTGAGTAAAGATGCATTTGTTCGGGAATCGCTCTAGTGCTCTTCTGGTGAATATTTCGAGATTGTCTCGATACAGTTCTTTTTCGCGTGGCATGTTAATTTACCTCCTCACGACAAGAATTTCTTGACAAAATAGGTCTGACCTTTGCCTGTGACCTTTGTCGTTCGGGTAACTCTCACCGAGCCGTCAGGGTTGTTTATCGTGCTCTCCTTGACCTCGAAGAGGCTCATTTCCATCGCTTTCTGAGTTGGCATGTTCTTGCTCTGACCGTCTTTGACGAGATATCCGTTCTGACGCAACCATTCGAAAAGTCTCTTCTGACCGATGTCAACGCCGTTCTGCCTTATGATTTTCGCAAGGTCGCCGATGAGAATCGAGTTATGTGCCGTCTCTACCGCGTTCGCGAAGAGAACTTTCGGGGCTTGCGCCTTGAGCTGTGCGCTCATTCTTTTGCTCTCGTCAAACATCATCGTCAGCGCGTGCTTCTGATTCGGTTCGAGCTGTCCGAAATAGCTCTCGACGAACTGTGCCGTGTCGTTGACATAACCGCCTGTTTTGCGGATTGCCGGAAGCACTTCCGCTGTTACCCAGCGCTTGAACTCTTTGGCTTTCGGGAGTTTGCTTGAGAGGATAAGGCTGTAAAGACCTGACTCGTTGATGATGGTCATTTTGGGGTTCCCCGAAGTTCCGTCGCGAAACGCGACGGTATTTTTATCGTCGCTGTCGACGTGCTTGCTGAGTGCATCTCTCGGGTTGCCATATCCGAGTATCTCGGCAACATCTTTGCCGACAAAATACGGTTCGTCGTTCACACTGACAGCTCTCACACTGCCGAATGCAGGGTTGTTAAAGGTTGATATGTTGTTCATTGTGTAGCTCCTTTATATTGACTTTTAGTCTTGAAATTTATATACTAAAAACAAAAAATGTTGAGGTGTGTCATGCAAGTTTCTAAAACAACGAATGTTACTCTCCCGGCATCTGCTTCCTGGAGAATCGAAAAATTTTCATTGCTTGAGCTTTTTAAGACTATTGAAAATGAGTACACCGCACTGATTCCGGCATCGGAGAATTATCGAACTACCGTAGTTGTCTGTCGTGACATAAGCGATGAGACAAGGTACACTTTAGAGGAATTTAAGAAATACTTTTCAGACAGTGCGCCTTTTAAGTCTATAACTCTCCTGTGTACCAACGCACTCGAAGAGTCCGCGTACCTTTATCTTGATACCAAAAGCATTCTGTATAAGACTCCATATCAGTGCTACATTTCAATTTCTTCTTCAAGTCTCACAGAAGCAGAAGCAGAAGATTTTTTAAAGAAGATGACAGCACTTGCTATTCCGTTTTTATCGGAACCAAACGCAGCGCTGAACATCGAAGATTCCCGCATCCAACAGGCACCTGCTTCAAAGACTCAAGAGGAATCACGTAATGGTGATGATAGCGACACAAACCACGACAGCCCAAACAGCAAGCATCACAAGAAACGAACGGCTTTCTGGAATTCGGCTGGTAAAGTCAATCAGATTATTGGAATTATAGTCGGTGTTCTTGCGATTCTCTCTTTTTTCGGCATTCACAGTTGCACGCAACACAATGATAATTTGAAAAATCAAACATCCAGTGTTAATAGCGAAACAGATTTTACCTAACACCATATAGTCACACCCCCCTCTTTCGACTTCTGGGCGAGTAGTTGCAGCTGCTCGCTCAGATTTCTCTCTGCGGTCTCAAATTCGAGCTGAGTCATATCCTTACCTCCTTATCATTGTTTTATTTCTTTTTGTGTGATATACTTTCTCTTGAAAGGGGGTGATTGACTTGTCATATAAGCGGTATTATCTTCCCGGTGTCGATGAGATTCATCAGCTGGTCGAGACACCTGCCTCAAAAGAGAAAACAGATCGGATTCGCTTCGTCGTTACTGTAGTCGTTTCCGTTGCAGCAACAATAGCCTCTATTGTTGCTGCTGTTTTCGGGGCTCTTGCTTACTTTGGTTAAGACAGTTACAATGCCACAACCCACGCCGGTCTCTGCCGCAGTTGCTATTTCCGCGGCAGTACGCCGGCTGTGTAAGCGTAACGGTTTCGATTCGATGAGTTTTTGCGTATATGATTGCCGTCATATGCGCAAAAGCTTTTTTTACTCGTTTCTCAAACTTTTTCATTTCTTCATCTCCTTACGTGCGGATTGGAAAAAGTCGCTTTAAAAGCGACTCAATGACCAAAAAAAATAGAAGCCGGATTTTTGATATTGAGAATGTTTATCATAGCTTCTATCTCGTTGCTGTTGAGAATGCCCTTGTTAAGCTTGCGATTAAGCGTAGTTTCGTGTATTCCCATCATCTTTGCAACGTCAGCCTGAGTCATTCCTCGAGCCCGTATCAAACCCTTAATTTCGTTTTTAGCTATCATGTTTCCACCTCCTTTGTCGCTTTTTACGCTACTATGTTATCATCCCACAAAACACTTGTCAAGCGTTTTTGAAAAATTTTTTCGCTTTTTATTTGACTTTTTCCACAAATCTGATACAATAGGTCGTGGAGGTGCGAGATATGTCTTTAGGTAATAATATAAAACACGCGCGAAAGGCTGCAGGCTTAACACAAGAGGACATAGCAAAGGAAATTGGTGTTTCCAAACAGACGGTTCAAAAATACGAGAGTGGAGTAATAACAACTATATCCTCTGACAAAATCGAGATAATCGCAAAGCTACTTAAAACAACACCCGCAAAGCTTATGGGGTGGGAGGGCAACTCGTCGCTTAAACTTATTTCCCCGAACATTACAGATGATGTCGTGACTTTCCCGGTTCTCGGTTGCATTGCTGCCGGATATGAAGAAATCGCGGTCGAAGATTGGAACGGTGCGGTTGTAGAAGTTCCGACGGCTTATCTGAAAGGAAGAGACAAAAAAGACTTCTTTGTTTTGGAAGTCCGCGGCAGCTCAATGTATCCGCTCTATCAGGAAAAAGATATAGTGCTTATATTGAAGCAGAATTACATAGACCACAACGGCGATGTCGGAGCAGTCATTTATGACGGAGAATGTGCCACGCTCAAGCGCATTGATGTTTCCGATGATATGGTAAGACTCAGCCCCATCAATCCGGAATATCAGCCAAAAGAGCTGCGAGGCGCGGATTTGGAAATGTATCATATTCTCGGCGTTCCTCGCATGCTCATTCGAGAAATAAATTAAAAATCCCGCCCTCGCGGCGGGATAATAGAAAGGATGTATAAAAATGAAGTGCAAGAAATGCAAAACCGAACTCGGCAAGAACGACAAAGTTTGCCCGAACTGCGGGGCAAAACGACCTAAAGGTTGGATAATTGCTATCGTGGTAGTCGCGCTTCTCTGTATTGTCATTGCTGCAATGGCGATAAGCGGAGAGGGCGGCACAGACACACCGACAACGACGGAACCCGAGACCGAGTATATCACAATGGATGAGTATAATCAGATAAAAAACGGCATGACATACGAGCAGGTCGTTAAGATTATCGGCTGTGAGGGTAAGCTCGCAACTTCCTCCGAGATTGGTGGAAGCACCTCTCAGACCTACGGCTGGTCAAGCAGAGATTTAGGCGGCGGCACTACATATGGCGCGACAATTATATTCATTGACGGCAAGGTCACTGGCAAGTATCAGACGGGGCTTGATATTGCTGACGACGTTTCGAGCGCGATAAAAGATTTAAGCTAAACAAAAAAGAACCCCCGGTGCGGGAACACCGAGGGTTCAAATACCAAAACACGCCACGCGAATAGAGTGAGTTGATACACCTATAGTATATCACCTCGCTCTGTTAAAGGCAAGAAAAATAACGGAAAGCGAGTGTTTTTATATGGCTATAACGGCAGCGGCAAAAAAATATTGCCCGAATCCAAAAGACCCAACAGAGGGCTTGCGGAAACGAAGCGATGGAATTTGGGAACGGATAGAAACGATTGACAAAAAAAGAAAGAGCTTCTCGAGCAAATCCCCCGTAGAAGTCTGGAAAAAGCGAGCTGAATTTATAGCCACATCGGCAGAAGAAAAAGAATCCCTTGCCGAAGAAACTGAACACGGTCCCTTATTTGAAGAAGTCGCGGATAAATATGAAGCAGAGGTGCTCGAGCGAAAGAACGGAACTCAGCGCGCATATTTACCAGCCATAAAGCGAGCTCGGGAACGCTTCTCCGGGCGCAGAGTGAATGATATCGCGCCTTGGGAGATAAAAGCTTTCTTGACGGATTTAAGCGGCTTTGCGCACACAACGGTAAGCAATCAGAAGACGGTAATCAACGCCATCTATCAGCTATACATCGACGACCCGAAATGGCACGGAGACTACAATCCCGCAAAAATGACGACAATGCCCCGCCAATTGAAGCGCGGTCGCCGCGAGCCTCCGAAAAACGCTCAGATAGAGATCGTCAAAAATTCCGTCGATGACCCGGAAGCTATTCCCGCCATTATCTATCTTTGCACCGGGGAGCGCAGAGGCGAGAGCTGCGGCATACAGCTAAAAGATATTGACTTCGAGCACAATATTATAAGCATAAATAAAGCAGTCGAATGGATATCTAACCAGCCTCATATAACCGTCACCAAAACAGAAGCTGGAATTAGGAAAGTCCCGTTATTGAGTTTGTTGAAAACCGCGCTTGACCCATATCGAGACATGCCGCCGAGTACATATATAATCGGGATGTCGGATAAGCCTGTCACCGCGTCGTGGTACGCGCGGCACTGGGCGGCGTTTTGGCGAAAACATGGATATGCGCGAGAGGTCGTCCGAGAATGTCGCCGAACTCGCGGCGGAAAAGAATATACCTACCGTCAAACTGATTGGGTCGCGGAGGTATGTGCGCATCAGTTCCGGCACGAATATGTGTGTATGCTCGCCGAAGCGGAAGTGCCAGAGGAGATTGCAATGCAGCTTGTCGGGCACGCGAATCAGAAGATGATACACGATGTCTATATGCATTTGAAGCCGTCCATGATTAAAGGTGCAGCCGAGCGGTTAAATAAGATGTTAAAATAAAAGTGCAGAGCAAGTACAGAGTGAATACAAAAACCATTGATTTACAGCCGTTTAAATCGAGTTCAAGTCTCGCCACTCGGACCATAAGTCCACCGTAATTTTGATAGAATTACGGTGGACTTTTTCTATGCCCGAAAACCGCTTGAAATCAGGCTTTTCGGCTATTTCGGCACATAAGTGAACCCCGCTGCAGAGCAATTCTGCAGCGGGGATTCGTGCGTTTTATGGGGATTGCAGCTTTCTGCTCTGCTGTAATCGTTAAACAGCCGAGTAGTCGTTGACCTACTGGGGGTATTCGTTAAACAGCAGATTTGGTTATTTACCGCTCAAGCTCCTGCCTTACTCGCATCGAACTGCTTTGATGCGGTAGAAAGCAAGAGCCTTCTCCGGGGTCCAAACCGCCGAAAAAGGCATAAAGCAAGGGCTTTCGAGGTCAAATACTGACTTCGAAAGTCCTTGTTTGCTTTATTTGGAACAACTAAAAAGTTAAGGTTATTCCACAAACAACTCCGGTGTATTGAAGCGAATGTCTGGAATTTGCTGCACAACTTCGTTGTCTCCACAGTTTTCCAAATCGTTTTTGACATGAACATTCCCTTCACCATCAACCGTAAAGTACTGTGGGTGTGCCTTGATGTAAGTTGCAGATTCACGAGAAAAACCATACCGCTGCAATTGAATGGTGACTTCATTGGTAGTGCCGTATTCAACATACTCATACCAATTATTCCTGTTAAGTGATTTTTCGCCGTGGACACGCTTGTATTCATTGGAAAAGCGCAAAAAGTAATTAGAAATGCTAAATAGGATTACATTTTCTATTACCTCCAGCGTATTGGCAAATACAATATTTCTGTGTTCCAACGAGTTTTTGTCGTAATACTGCTTCGTATACCTGTTGATCCAGAACTTTTCGGGGTGTCTTTCTTGGTATTCCACAGCTCGCCGCATTATATAGTTTAGGCCCTTGCCTTCCATCCATTGAACCAATATGACTGCATACCAACGGAGCTTAGTGTAGTCACCATCCTCATCGCATTTTCCAAGAGTACTGTACTCATACCGTTTCCAATCAAAAATATCGCCCAATCGGATTAGAAAGCCAAACACTTCGTCAACGTTGAAGCTGCCATTCGGCTCCGGCAATGGATAGGCGAATGTGGAATCTGCCGAAATAGCTGCACGCAATTTTCGAGTTTGATCGAGCGAAATGTTTATATCACTATCGATGATAGGGGTATACTGAGAAAAAATGTTCTTTATTTTTTCTTCATCGCCGTCTTTCATGTACTTTCTGAATTCTTGTTGAATCAGACTGTCATTATCATGCAGGATATCTTTCAGAAGAATAAGGCCAAACTTTCGCATCATGATGTATTCTTCTTCGGGTTGGTCGTCGTTGTATTTGTCAATAACCGAACTACCGCTTAAAAGGATTTCTATTATTCGCTTTTTATGTTTTGGCTTCAAATCCTGCACCAAAGAAAGATGTTGATCCGGAATCCCTGATTTCAATTTATCAAGGTATACGTCCTGTTTATTATTTCGGGTCTCATCGCTGATCATGAATACATTGCCGGAGAGATTGTACTGTATTCGACCGACTCGGCCAACGAGATTTCTAAAATCAACGTCCGTCATCTGCGCACGTCCGCTGTAATAGCTTGTGATAAACAGGTTATCTGCAGGTAAATTAACACCTTCGACTAATGTGCTTGTACAGAACATCGCCGTAATCTTTTCGTCTTTGAAGAGTTTTTCAATCCTCATACGAATCGCCGACGGCAGGTATCCTATATGATATGCAATACCTTGCTCCAAGAGTCCTGCCAGGAAATAGTCCCTATGCACTTGGTTGCGAACATCTCGTGCCAATTCTGCAAGCTCTGGATCGATCTGCTTTTGGGTTCCACCATCAATCTGTTTCTGTAACTCTGCAAATGTAAGTGCAGCATTGATGGCTTTATCCTTACTACTAAAATACGCAATCATTCTGCTTGTGCGTTCGCCACTGTTTTTATAGAACAGCCCCATGAGCGGAATGACGCCGTCTTCGGGATTGGCATTTATGGAGCAGATGTACTCCAGAGTTTTCAGATGGTCATTATATATGTAAATCTGCTTCGTTTTCAGATTTACAAGAAACTTAAACTGAACCACCGGAGAGAATGCTGAAGCAATAGCATTTTGCTTATCGTATTCACCAGAAGCTAAAAGGCTCAAATACTCCTGTGGATTGGGTATATTGGGTGACGCAAAGATAAACTTAGGTTTTGCAGTTCGTCTGCTTAGTTCATCCACAACTGAATAGTAAAATGGTGCTCTGCTGTTGCGCCCTGTCATTTTATGAGCCTCATCTATAAAAAGATAATCCAGCACGAAATCCGGTTTGTCATTAAGCAGATAAAGCAAGCGTTCCGGTGTCAGGACAAAAACAAAATTATGATCGGGGTGGGTTTCTAAGGCCATATCATTAGCAGAAGAAACCACATGATACTGATTTTCATCCAACAAGTTTTCGAGGTCATTTCGAATGATTTCGCTTCGCACTTCGTTTATAAGTGCTTTGGTCGGGACAATCAGCGCATAATTCTTCTTTTTACCGGCCAATATCTGTTCTTTAATAAACATACGCATGATAAACGACTTTCCCATAGACGTGGGCGCTGAGTAACTAAAGCACGCATCATCCAAATGCTCGTAAACCTTTCGCTGTTGCTGAAAGAACTTCTTTTCAGGAGCGGCAGGAACAGTAAGGTACAAGTCGCTCAATGTAGAAAACAGTTCATCCATCACGGTAGGCTCAACATACTGTGATTGCACGAGTTTTCTTCCCATAAAGTTCCCCGTGCTTGTCAATACAGACCCAGCATAATAGTGTACAACTTCATCATCTGGGTACAAAGTAAGCAACATGGTAATAATCTCATGCGCCCAAATTTTGTGAGAATCAGCCTTTTCTACATGAGTTGATTTCGAAAGAAGGTCTGCAAATCGCAATGCGTCATCCACATTAACACCGCGCAGTTGTTTAATGTTGGTAATTTGGAGCACCGTAATCGCATAGTTGTAAAGGATATTCTTATAAAGCTCATTCAGGTAATCATTTTCGTCTATTCCCTGGAAGAGGACATCTCCAAGTCGCATTTTTTCGTGCTGGTTCATATCGGAGCCCCTCCTCTCAATACGGCATCCATAATTTGTGCTTTTTCCTGTTCGGCATCATTGAATGGGACAATATATACATAAAACGAGTGTCCTGTCAATCCTGCTGCGGAAATCTTCTCTGAGATATAACCTGCGTGCTCTCTGATATCGCAGAGCATTTTTTGCTCTGCAAGAGCCTCAAAATCATCGCCGCGCCCGGTAGGGTTCAAGCCCAATTGATACCCCAAGAAAACACCGTATGCCGTGTCATATGTTTCCGGCTTTCCTGGTTGCGGAATGAGGACATCACTAAGCAGGGCAACCTCTTCCTGGTTGAAGAACTGATCTAAAACCGTTTTCTGTACCATTAATATTTCGCGACTCTCATGGGAGTCAATCTTGCTAATTGTTTCAAACGCACGGTCGATAGCTGTTTTGACATCATCCACAATATTGGATGCACCAAAGACCATTTGAAACTTTGTGTTTTGGGGCAAATCACTCGGTGATAGTAGATGAATTCCTTTGCACTCGCTGCGGAATTGTGCCATTTCCGTGTATAATTCCACGCGGCTCATAAGTTTGGGCGCTTTCAATTTCTCCTCAAGAAACGCATATACAAGGATTTCATCCAGCATATTTCCTGTTCCCTCGGCAGATGATCCGCCGTTTTCAGCCATGATGCGCATAGCTTCGGATACGGCAGAATCGAGGTCATCATTTATACGATAATTCTCAAGCTGTGCTCTGGAGAAAACATAACGCGCAAGGTTTCTACGCAAAAATACCTGTAAATTATCTGTCGACAATCTGTTTCCACGCATTGCGGTGTGGAAGAAGCGGATATGATTAGCTTTGGGCAGATTGAGTCCCTCGGAATGCTGAACCTCTACAAAAACGCTGTCCAAGGTTAATCCACTATTTTTTATTGTCGCTGAAATAGATTCGCTCATTCTTTCGGTCCTCCAATCTGCCGCATATAATTAGTTCTCTTTTGAAGCTATATCAGAGTTGGGCGCTTCATAAGGCTTTCCGTCCTTGTTGTAGGTCAGATTAAATACAAGGTCGGATAACCATTTCTTAAATGATGGATTGTCCTGAAACTGCTTGAACAGCTCCATATTGT